GACCTGACAAAGGAAGAGCAACGAAGTTGGCCAGGCAGCTTATCCTTGCTGGAAAATCGGCCATCGACGTCCTTGCGGACGAAAGTTGCGAAGAGGCTTGGAGTATCGCGTTGCGATCTTCGAAAGCCTGGGACTCCCTCGTGGCGCAGTTATCGCCTCATAGGGACCGAATGGTTACCCCTACCGTCATCGTCTTTTACGGTCCATCCCGCGTTGGAAAGACCAAACTAGCTGTGGAGATGTATCCAGATGCCTACTTCAAACCTGCAGGCAAATGGTGGCCTTTCTATAAGGGAGAGGACACTGGCATCTATGATGACTTTGATGGTTCTGATATGATGTTTAGTGAGTTCAAAACCGTTTTTGATCGTTACAAGCACTTCGTAGAACCTAAAGGTACGGAAGCTAGACTTGCCGTTACCGTTCATGTGATCACCACTAATGTGTGGCCTTCTCATTGGTATACTAAGCGTGTGACGGGTACATATGGTAGAGATGCCATATGGGGCCGTTTCACCGAGATATGGGACTTTCATACTAGGCCTGCTACAGTATATGTTGGTGAGGATCAAGTGTCATCGTTCAGAAGATTGCCCGCAAATTGGGCCCTGGAAGAGGCCGACCCAAAAGCCCGCCAAGATTAGTAAATCTTATTTCGATAACCCCTCATGTCTTTCAACCCCTTCTATGACAAATACATTGGTGGCCGTGGACAAAAACGTAAGCGAGATGAAGTGGAAATCGTGGTTGAAGGTACGCCACCTCCCTACAAGAAGCGCAAGTACAACCAGTACAAGATACCTAGCTCCTCCCCCGCCTTCACCAATCGTCTTGTGAAGCAGATTCAGGGAGAACTTAAGGGCATGGATACGCCTATTAACATTGGCGGAGTTCTTGCGACTACGAATACGAATGTAGACATTCTCCCCTTGAACTTGATTCAAGCGGGTAATGGCTCTTGGAATCGTGTGGGCAGAAAGGTGCATTTGAAGTCCCTACGTTTGCAAGGTCAAATCAGTAACACTTTCGTACGAACTGGTGGTAATTGGCAAGGAAACACGGTACGTTTTTCCGTTGTATGGGATCAACAACCATCTTCCAATACCGTGCCTAACTTCGACACAATCTTTGGGGTAACCGCCCAAACAGGCGTTGAAAGCACTGCGATGTTCAGCCCCCCCAAATACGATAACATGGATAGATTCCGTGTTTTGAAGGATTGGAGAGAGGACTTTACACCTGCTGTTGCAGTAGGTGCTGATACTAACTACCTGATTGAGTATCGTGCTGTAGACTGCTATCTGTCCCTTAAGGATCTAGAGGTTGTATTCTCTGGCCAAAGTAATCCTATGACCATTGCGGACATATCTACCGGTGCCCTTTACTTCATTGCCCGTGCTGAGGTAAATAATGCTACGGAGTCTGTGGCCACCGTTGAGCTTAATGCTCGTATCCGCTACTCAGATAAGTAAAAAGTTGCTTTAAGTTTCATTTTGCATGCCTATATCTAAGGACCAAGTGACCGAGTTGATCAATAAGCGTAGAAGGGCTTCTCTACTGATTAATGTAGAACGGCTACAGCGTGTTGCTCAGTTGTTTGATATGTTTTATGAAGAGTATTGGAATGTAGCCCCTCAAGATGTACCCCAGTATGTGTATAGATATTGGTATATGGCTGTTATTAGTGAGCCTCGTAATCCTAAAGTGATCGGTCCTCAACAAATGATGGAAATACACTCTGAGGAGAAAGACCATGAGTGGATACTTGGTCAGTTACTTGAATAAACCCTGCTAAATTACTGGAAACTCTCGTTATCACCCCCCAAGGTACGCAGTCCGCCGGAGGCTGTGGAAACAACGCTTATGAGTTTACGAATCAGTTGTTTCTACTACGATACTTTTATTGGCTTCGTAAGTCCTTATCTATGACTTGGTATACCCAGTCCGTCACCATCTCTTCCATTCCAGGATCTGAGTTCTTTTCAGACACTCCATCAGCTCTAGCGGCTTGGTAGAAGTCGCAAAACAGTTCAAAGTACTGCTTAAAGTAGACGATAACTCGAGCGGCAGACTCTTCAAGGCTAGCATCAAGTCGCTCGTCATCCCCAGAAGAAGTACTTGAGACATCAGACAAAGACTCACTACAAGTAAGATCAACCACTTCAGGTTGGTGTTGGGTAAGAGACTCCATTGGGGGGGCTTGTTTTGGTTTTGGTTTGTGTCGTTTACTGGAAGGGCCATACATAAAAATGGCGAGTACGGGTACCCGGTACCGAAAAACCCGCGAAGCCTCATTGGTCCAAATTGACCAATAGGAAACAGGGAGCCCTGGCGGAGCTAATATGTGCATTGAGTTTGATCGTTCGCGATGGGTATTAATAGGGACGTCGGGTGGCGTTAATGTTACCCACCCGGCTGTTCCATCCATCCCCGGAGAACTGGAGAATTCGGAGTTTATGGATAATACCCCAAACCAATTACCCCTGCTTATCGAAATACCTGATCATGACACTTCCCACTCCCAACCAAGAAAAAAGCAGTGGTGTTTCACCCTTTTCTACGATGAAGAAGGACTCGACGTTCGCTTTCCAACTGAACTCCCCTCATGTTGTACCTACCTTGTGTTCCAGCGAGAGTCATGCCCTGATACAGGACGCACTCATGTGCAAGGATTCGTCAGTTTCGCATCTTGTATACGGTTTACCCGTGCCAAGAGTCAAGTCATGGCTATGTTCAACACCCGAGGTTCCCCCCGAATGGCATATATACGAGGATCCGTTAACGACAACATCCTCTACTGCACTAAGTCAGAGTCTAGACTCGTGGGAACTCAACCTATCGAGCTCGGAGAACGACCCTCTGACCGTGGACGACCTGACAAAGGAAGAGCAACGAAGTTGGCCAGGCAGCTTATCCTTGCTGGAAAATCGGCCATCGACGTCCTTGCGGACGAAAGTTGCGAAGAGGCTTGGAGTATCGCGTTGCGATCTTC